GATGCGGACAGGCTGGCACATGCCGGACAAATCAGCATGTCCCATTCCAACAGGCATAAACTGGTCTACAAGCGGCTTGAGGAGTTCTGCAAGAAGATGGGCAGGCAAGATATGGCACTGGAACAGTTCAACCGACAGATGATACACGAACTGGAGCTGTTCTTCAGAACTGACTGCAGGCTGTCGGTCAATACGACAGCCAAGATGATGAGTATGGTAAGAAAAGGAATTCTATGGGCTTACCGGTGCGGAATCATCCCAACCAATCCGTTCTCAACCTACCGTATAAAGAAGGAGGAAAGTCAGAAACAATACCTGAACAGGCAGGAAATAATAAGGATAATGGGCAAGCGGCTGGATATTCCCAGGCTGGCTTCCATCCGTGACATATTCATCTTCAGCTGCTTCACGGGCATCGCCTATTCAGACATATGTAGACTGAGGAAGGATCAGATCATTTCAGATTCCGACAAGGGTATGTACATCCACCTGTACAGAACCAAGACCAACCATTCAGCATTCATCCCCCTTCTTCCTCAGGCTAGGAAAATGGTCAGCCTCTACATCGGGAAAGGCGAGTCGGAATACCTGTTCCCGACCATCTCGAACCAGAAAAGCAACGCCTACCTTAAAGAGCTTGCCGACATCTGTCATATCAGAAAAAGGGTGACATTTCATGTAGCCCGGCACACGTTCGCCGTAACTGTCTGTCTGGAAAACGGGCTTCCGATAGAAACACTTTCCAAAATGCTCGGACATACCAATTTGAGGATCACACAAGCCTATGCCAGAATCACGTACAGGAAAGTCACGGAGGATATGAAGGTATTAAAGAACAAGCTGAAGGATTGGAAACCGGAATCCGGTACGATGAAATCTGATGACATTTAATGAAATCTGATGACAACAGGCTCCGGCGGTTTGCAGCAGCATGAGAATGCGGATATCTTTGTCTCAAACCAAAAAGGACAGCTTATGGGAACAATCATCACCAGATTAGACAAGGAAGTGCTTCATTTCTTCGATGAAATGAAAAGGGTATCGGACCTCATAGACTATTTTCCGGCGGAAAACCGGCACTTATTGGATGGGGAAAACTACCTGACAGATACGGAACTGGCCGAAAAGCTCAAGCTGAGCAAGCGTACGCTGCTGGACTACAGAAGCTGCGGCATATTGCCTTATTACCAGATAGGAGGAAAAATCCTATATCGGGAAAGCGATATCATACGACTGCTGGAAAAGAACCGGAAAGAAGCGTTCTGACATCCGGTTCCGTTTATGGGAAAGGCTATACCACCACATCCGTTGGAGTATAGCCTTTCACTTTTTATCATATTTTGTATATGTCCGCTTCATGCCTTTCAGAAATTCCTCTCCTGAGCCTGCATATAATGGCGCAACATATAATCGGAAGAATAACCGAGCATTTCCCTGACGTGTCCTTTGGGAATCCGGTTGGCCAGGGTGACTGTCGCAGCGAACGTATTGCGGGCCATCTGGGTGGTCAGACGCTTGGAAATCCGACACCGCGCCGCTACCTCTTTCAGGTATTCATTCATTTTCTGGACTGACGGGACAGGAAAACACGGACCTTCCGGATTCATCGGATTCCAACCTCTGTATTTTTCCAGCAGGACCATTGCCGGTTTAAGAAGAGGAACACGGCTTATACAGCTGTCTCCAGCCTCCGTTCCTTCAGCACGTGTCCTGTAAATCCACAGTATTCCTTCGTCATCCTTAAACAGGTGTGACGGACAAAGGGTGCTTACCCCCTGATAGGAAAGTCCGGTGAGCGCACAGAAGACGAACACATCCTTCACCCGTTCCAGACGTCCGGCCGGCATATCCGTTTCCATCACTGTTCTCAATTCATCCCAGTCCAGGAAAGAAGGGGAAGTCTCCTTCTTCACACACAGCCGTCCCAGTTCCTCAAGACACCTGCCGTCCTCCATCCAGCCCTTATGTTGGGCCACCTTGAGAACCTTACGAAAACACTCCAGATATTTAGCTGCCGTATTCCGGGCCAGCCCGCAGGTTTCCTTCAGATATCTTTCAAATGCCGTAATGAACTTCTTGTCCAGTTCGGAGAATGCGACGTCCTCCTTATTGTAAACATCCCGTATGACTGTCTCCACCAATCTGCGGCATCTGTTGTAACGTGCCAAGGTGGCTGGATGCAAATCCCCGGGAGAAGCCGCCCATCCGTCTATGCATTCCTTCATGGCCTTCAGAACCAGATGCCGTCCTTCCCTGGCATACAGAATATCCAAGATTTGCTTCGGAGTCAGTTTTTCCCCATCATACACGGAATTCCTGTGGATGACATATATTCTGTCCCTAAGTGTCTCAAGATACATGTTCAGCTCTGCCGAACTCCGCCCCCTTCCCTTACTACGCATTTTCGCATTGTCCCATAACTGCACCGGTATAGAGCGCTGGATACGGATTTCATCTCGCTGTCCGTTGATTGTCACCCGAAGAACGACCGGTGCTTCACCGTTCTTCAACAACTTGTTCTTCAAGATGAAGAACATTACATTCAGTGTGTTTCCTTTCATACGTTCTGTTTTGGTGCAAACTTAGTAAATACACTGGAATACAACACTATGAGAAATTGCGCAATATTGCGAAGTATAATACATGCCTTTTTCTGAACACGGCTGTACTTTCCGAATTCAACAATCGGATATTCTTGAATGACCAATTTTAGCAACAGAAACATTAAGACATCTGATGACTTGTGCTGCCATCTGATGACACCTTGTTGGCCAGACAGGCCATACCATCTATCTTTGCCTCAAATCAAACTACTACACTTTATGGAAATCGTAAACATTGAAGCCGGTACTTTCAGAGAAATAATAACATCTATCCAACAGCTGAAAGAAAAACTGGAAAACATAAAAGGCAGGCAAACCTCAAAGAGTCTGGACGACTGGATGGACAATCAGGAAGTATGCCTGGCGCTGAACATATCGCAGAGGACATTGCAGGCTATGAGAAGCAACGGTACCTTGCCCTTCTCCAAGATTGACAGGAAAACCTATTATCGGAGACAGGATGTCATCAGACTGATTGAAAAAGGAAAGAAGAGATAATCCCGACAAAAGCGAGGCCAATCCATACAAGTAGACAACTCTTCCTTATGTAAAAGGCTATACCTCACTGTGCGTTGTGAAGTATAGCCTTTTCTGATTATCCGAAGACCCGGGCAACATCCTGCATGTCCTTCATAATACTGTTATCCAGTACACGTGCATAATGCTGTGTCATGCGGGTTGAAGAATGGCCGAGCATCTTCGACACATTCTGTAGAGCGACATCGTTGGCAAGGGTAACAGTCGTCGCGAACGTGTGCCGGGCCACATGAACGGTCAGCCGCTTGTTTACCCGACATAGGGTGGCTATCTCTTTCAGGAATTCGTTCATCTTCTGGTTCGACGGAATTGGGAAACAGGGACCTTGAGGATTTTCTGGGTTCCAGTTCTTATATTTCTCCAGAATGACAAGAGCAGGTTCCAGAAGCGGGACATTGCAAGTACAGCTTTCCTTATGAGTGGTTATCTTCACGCGGGCCTTGTGTATCCACAGTTTCCCCTCATTGTCCTTGTAAAGATGTGCCGGGCACAAGGTCTTCACATCAATGTACGACAGGCCGGTCAAACAGCAGAACAGGAAAAAATCCTTCACGGTGTTCAGACGTGCCGTGGAAAAGTCCTTCTCCATAATCCGTTTCAGTTCCTCCAAGGTCAGGAACGTAGGACACGTCTCCTCTTTCCGGAACAGACGCTTGCGTTTTCCGGCCAACGGGTCCAGTTCCAGCCATCCGTTTTCCCGGGCCAGTCCGAGAAATTTGCGAAAACAGCTCATATACTTGGTCAGGGTATTCTGGGAAAGTTTGCGTACCGTTCTCAGATGCATCTCAAACCGGTCGATGAACTCCCCATTCAGTTCATGGAATGTAATGTCCTCTTTCCTGTAGAAATCCTTGATGACCGTCTGCAGCGATTCATAACAGTTGTTATAACGTGAAATGGTGGAGGGCTGATACTCCGTACCGATCAGAGAAGTCCAGTCATCAATACATTTCCGCATGGTCTGCAGAACCAGATGCCGTTCCTCTTTCGAGAACAACTTTATCAGAAGATTCTTTGGGGTAATCAGGGCTTCCCGACAGAGAAGTTCCTTGTGAATCTGGTACAGCCTTACTTTCAATGCGTCAATATAGCTGTTCAGCTCCGTTGAACTCCGGTCTTTTCCTTTGCTGCGTTCCTTCACATTGTCCCATAACTTCAACGGAATAGAACGTTGAATCCGGACTTCATCCAATTGTCCGTTAATTGTCACCCGCAGAAAAATCGGTGCCTCGCCGTTTTTCTTTAGTCTGCTCTTACGGATAAAGAACAGAACTTTCATTGATTCCTGTTTCATACCACTTTATTTACGTTGTAAAATTAGAAAATGAGGAACAGGAAAATCCTACGCAAAAACATGATAATCAATGAAGTATTATACATTTCAGGTGCTAATATCCTAATTACACGACATGCTTTTGAAATCGCATAAAAATCTACAAATGTTTTCATTGCGACTTCATGAGTGTTTTCAGTAAAGGATATATGCCCGACTTTTCCATCTAATACTATTACAGGTAAGACTTTCACACGTTCAAGAAAGACTTTACTATCCGAAAAGACCACAATCTGCTTATTTTTATTTTGGTCTATAATCAGCCTAATGCCTTTTAGGCAACGTTGTATTAAATTCTCTCGCTTAT